AATGCTCTTAACTGCGTATACTACATTAAGTACTAGTCCAGAACCTGTGCTTACTGTATGACTAGCAGTTGTACCACCGTTTGGTAGTGCTGTGTAGTCTCCCAGGCTTACTAGAGCAAGGCTAGTTGCTGAAGTTGCAACGCTGATTGTTGCAACTCTAACAGTAGGTGCTGTACCTGTACCGTTAGCAAATGTTAATAAATCACCAACTGCATAACCTGTTCCACCATTAGCATTGCTAGTGATAGACACTGATTTTAATTGCATACTTGCAGACCCAGTTGCGGCTGCGCCACCAGCATAAGTTACTGCTGGGAATGTTACTGTTGGTAATGTTGTATAGCCTGTTGTAGCAGTAGTGATCATTACCACGCTGGTAACACCTTCGCCACCAACTCCTGATCCACGACCTACACTACCATAATATTCACGGTTTAAGTTACCAAAAAACTTTTTACTAATTGGACGTCCCATTTTTTTCTCCTAATTTATGTGACCGTTCTAGGGTCCTACGCAGTGAGTGCATAATAATCTAGACCCTATATTTACCATTTCAGCCACAAGAAACCCGCCGAAGCGGGTTCTTGATTCTTGCCTTGAATCTAATTAAAGATTAACGGAAGCTAACTGTTGCACTAGTGATAGCAACTTTACCTAGGTAGTCAGAAGCATTACCTAAGCTAGAAGCTGTGTTAGTTAATTCAACATAGCCATAGCGTGTTAGGAAGCCAACTACTGGTTCAAACGTTGCTGGATCTAGAACAACACCGCTGCTCATTAAAGGAATATATGGGCAATAGAACGCGGCAGCATCTGCCTCGCTAGCACCTTTATAACCAATAAGAACTTGGTTGTCATCATCTGTATCTGTCTTGTATGCGTCAACATAAATTCTCATTGCGCCATTCAATGTACCAACAAACTTGGTGTTTGTAGGAGCTTCGAATGTACCTTCTGTTGTTCTTGCGAACGCAGAAGTTGTAGCACTTTGTAGAATAGTAAGAGCTTGGTTACTTACAACGGCCCAATTAGCGGCACCACGACGTGTACGCTGAGCAATCAAGTTAGCAACACGGTTGATCTGAATTGCCAATGCGGCATGTTCGTCACCAACGAATGTAGCTGTACCTGACACTTGGCTTTGGTCATATGTTTGTTCAACACTGGCTAAAGCACGTAGGCTTTGCAGAATCTCTTGGTCGATTTCAGCTGTAATTTCTTGAGCTAAAGCGGCCATAATTTCTGCTTCGATATCAATACCTTGTTGAGCTTGTGCATCTTGTGCAGCCTCGAAAGTCCAGCGAGCTGATAGCTTGCGTGACTTAGCTTCGACAGGTGCTTTCAAGATTTGAATGCTCATTCTGTTACCTGGACGGCCTTCCAAAGCGGCTGTTGTATTAGCCTTTGGAGTACCGCTGGTGTTGTTACCAGAGTAAGCAGCAGCAATATTGAACGGGCTCAATGCCTCATCTCCAGCAACAATACCGTCGCCGGCGCTGGTATCAGCATAACGAACACGTAGAGTGTGAATTTGCGCAACAGGTCCAGTCATTGGTTGTACACCAATGATTTCGTTGGCAATAACCGTCGGCATAACACGACGAATTACTGGAAGAATAACGCGATTTAAAGTTGCGATATTACCAGAGCTTGTAGCACCTGCTGTAGCACTTTCTGCTAAGTATCTGCGAGTGTTTTCTAAGCATACGCTCATTGAAGACTTGCGGTTACCTTGTAGGCCTTCAAGCAGAGCTTCTTTGGTCTCAGACCATCTTTCATTTAAAAGTTGTGACATTTTTGTCGTCTCCTTGATTTTTTTATTTTGATAGACCCGCTAATCTGCGGATATCTATTAAGTTAGAGCCTACCTCGTGATGTTTATCTTCACGGTCTCCTGTTACAGCGGTACTTTCAGTTAGAGTAGGTTTAGCTACTTTCTTTTTCTCGCCTTCCATTACTGCTGGTAGGTATTTTTCGAATGCTTCATTAAGTTTTGCAGTCTTCACAGACTCTAGCAATTCTTTCATGATTTCCTTTTTGTCAACATTTAAGGGTGCTAACATTTCTGCTATCACAGCTTTACGTTCTGCTAGATCTTTCTGAACACGAATTTCGCGGTCTTTAGTTTCTACCAAATTATCTTTCTGTGATATTGCTGCCTTTGCTTCATGCAATTCTACATCTTTCTTAGTGATAATCTTTAACAATTTATTTGTTTCAGATTTTTCGTTAAGATAGCTTGAAGAATATTCTTGAGCAAATGCTTCAAATATACGACGACCAAAATTGTTTGTACGAGCACCATCGATGTCTTCTTTCAATTGCTTGATCTCAGACTTCAACTGCTTGCCAATTGTTTCTTGGACAATCGCAGAACTGCGTTTAATAAACTGTTGTTTGATAGCTTCAAATCTTGCCTTACCTTCGCGTATTAGGCGAACTTTTGCTTCGGCTAGATCTTTCTTATCTACAGCAAATTCATTAATTTCCTTAGCTAAAGCATGAACAATAAACTGTTCTAACTTGCTAAAGTTTTCGGTAACTTTCATACGGTCGGATTGGAACTCACCAAGTTCTTTTCCTAGCTGTTTTAAAACAAATGATTCTAATACTCTTGCATCACTTGTCATCTTGTGTTGATAAGCAACCTTAGCTTCCGCTAATGCACGTTTATCTTCAGCAAGTTCAGCCATTTCCGCGGCCAATCTTTCACTTAACATCTTGTCGACTGCTTCAACAATGAGACCTTTATCGTGCTCATATTTTGAAGCAAACTCTTCACGAAGTTCAGCTGTGACTTGGTCGCGATTCTCTTGAATTTTTTGAGTAAATGCAGATTCTAAGGCAGTGGTATGTTCCTCTGACAAAGTTCCTGATTCTACTAATTGTTTGAATGCGTCCAACATCTATTTCTCCTCGGGCTTATTTTAGACCTTTAATAATATTAAGGAGACTTTCCTTAATATATTTCTGGGCCTTTGGATCTTCTTTTACTTCTTTTGCAACACCTAACGCTCTATGTCCACCACGCATGTTCATGAGATGTTCATAAACAGGTGTAGGATAAGCACCGGGTGCGCTTGGTTGAGCAACTATGTCTACTGTAATAATCTCAAATTCAGCTACTTCGCCACTTCTGTCGTCAACGTTGCCGCTGCCTCTAGAACTTACGCCAAGTTTTACGCCGCTTTCAAGCATTGTACGGATTAAGTTACCCATTGGTGTAGGTAAGATTTTCATCTTACTGTAACCGTTCGGACCGTCCATCCACATATCTGTAATCATGTGTGACACCCGGTCTAAATTCACTTTTAGGTCATCTGGATGATCAACTTCACCTAATACTGAATATCCATTCTGAATCTGATCGTTTAGTGTTTTTACCGCATTGGTAATTTCGCTAACGGGATAAACACGCTGGTTAGCGTTTTTAATACCGCCTTGAATAGCAATGCCCTTTAGAAAAAGATTTTTTCCATCTTTATCGTCAGACTCTAACACTACACGAGCTTGATCAAAACTTAAATTCTCTCTTAGATATGAAATTTGTTTCATCCTAGATTCCAATTATTGACGACGATCAGCTGGGCTACGTGTATTTGTGCTTCCGCCAGTTTGACCAGCTTTATCACCGTGACCTGCGCCTACTGGTTGTCCTTCACCTGTACGATTTGATTTAGCAACACTGGCTAGTGCGGCACCGTCTTTCATACCTGTTTTAGAACTTGCGGCAATGTTCTTTTCAACACCTTTAGTAAATTGACCTTTTACGCCACCTACTAAACCGCCTGTTTTACCATTTGGGCTTGTACCTGTATTTTCGCCTACACCTTTGTCGCCCTGGGCGATGTTGTGTGCATTAGCAGTTGTAGATAGCTTGCCTTTGGCAGAGCTTACTGGACTGCGTGTATTTGTTTCTGTAGCTTGGCCAGCTTTGTCACCTGTACCAGAACCAACTGGACCCGGAGACTTCATGCTGTTTTTGTGCCAGTCATTACCAACGGTTTCACGGTACTCGCGCATTACGCTTCCCATGTTTTCGTCGTCGTCGGCTTCTGTGTCGTCGGCTTCTTCGTCGTCGAATTCGCTGTCCATTTCGCCTTCTTCGTCGCCTGGAGGACCATCTTCTTCACCGCCCATTAGAGCTTCGAATTCGCGTGTTAGTTCGTCAAGTGCATCTTGTAGGTCCATAACATCGGCTTTTGTAGCTGGCTCTTCACTGTCCATGTCATCACCGTCCATGTCATCACCACCCATTGCTTCTGGGTCTTCGATATCACTAACCATGTCGTCTGATGCGTCACCGCCGATTTCGCTGGATGTTTCGTCATCCATTCCAAAACCTTCTTCTACAGACTCATCTTGGTCGTCGTCTTCTTTCGAAGCTTCTTCGACCGACTCATCTTCTTCTGCCTCTTCGGCAATTAAATTCTCGTAAATTTCTCTAGACTTTTCAACAACGATTTCATGGAATAATTCATTTGCCTTATCCATTTCCTCGTTGACTATTAGGTCTAAAAGTTGTTCCATCTTTGTAGACATTGCATGTTCTCCTTATTAGATTGGCAAGGCTTCAGATGTATTTACAGTGGTTGTGATATAGGTGCATGAAACAGGCCAAAACGAGGCGTTTTGGCCCTAAGTTGACAGAGTTTGAACTCTTTTTTGACAAAAATATTTAGTTTTATGATCTAAAAGTTATCTGATACTTTTATTACGCTGCTGGGGCTGCTTCCTCTTCGGGAGTAGCATACATGATACGAACAAGCTCGAGATCTTCTCTAGTTTCTTTTTCTCTTGCGTCGCCTGCTTTGCGTAGATCACTAAGCATTCTAAGTGTTAACCGACTTTTTCTTAGGTCAGTGGACTTTAAAATACTAGTATCTTTATCGCTATCATAGCGAAGATCTTCAGTAGGTTCTGAATGTTCTTTGTCAAAGTATATGAATTCTAATAAATGCATACTTGTATTTATTTAAATTACGGTGTTCCAGCAGGTTCAACTGCTCCGGCAGGAGGCGCAGCCTCCATTCCTGTATCCATATCTTCCATACCTTCAGGAGCCTCGCCTGATTGACCTAACGCATCAGCATCTGCAGATAGTCCACCCGTAGTAACTCCGGCGGATCTTAATTCTGCCTGCGCACTTAGATTAGTACCTTTGTCAATATTTTCTTCGCGCCATTGACGTTCATTTTCTGCAATTTCTTCAGCAGTTAGTCCTAAGAAACGTTTCATAGCAAATCGTTTGCTTAAGAAAGGTACAGCAACTAGTGTTCCAAAAGTACCAACACGAGACGTATCCATCTCTGCTTGACGATAACTTGCAAAGTTTTGCGGTGGATTAAACTTAAGATCAAATATACTAGAATCTATGTTAATGCCACGTTTGTCTAGATATAACTTAAATTCTGCATTAAAATTTTCATTTAAAAGACTTTGTAACCGCTCGCAATACTTGTTAAATCGTAGTTCTTGTATGTATGCTGTTCCAACACGACCGTCATTAAATGAACTTCCTCCATCGTCGGGACCAGTAGGTAGATAACTGCTAGGAATACGCAGAGCCCTGAACAGCTTGTTAGTAAAATAACGTAGATCGTCAATCTCTCCTAGGTTAGTACCGCCTGGCAATACATCAATTTTACTACCTCTGCCTTCGCTAGTCTGCGGGAAAAAATAGTCTTCTGTGATGCTTAATGGGTTAAAACTGCTGTCAACAACACTCTGTCCGCCACCGCTTACACTAGGAATTCTGCGCTGATTTACTTCATTTTTAACACGTTCAACAAAGCCCATTGCCAAATGACTGGGCATATTTCCCACGTCAATATAGAACACTCTGCGCTCCGGTGCTCTCATAACGCGGTAGATAATAATAGCATCTTCAAGCAGTTCTTTCTGCTTGTAGACCTTAAAAATTGATTCTAAAAGACTATTTCCAAAAGGAAAGTTGTTGTCTAACCCTTCACTTAAACTCAAATGAATTACATGTTTAGCTTCAATTGCCCACTGATTTTGATTCATTGAAAATCTACTACCAGGGTTACCTTGGGGTGAAGCACCGACTCCACCACCACCACCGCTGGTTACATAACCGGTACCACCTACTGTATTGTTCTGGTGTGTAGGAGTAATTTGCGTGGCACTAAGGCTTTGAAAATTAATGTTTAAGTCCCGCACAACATACTGCTCAGGCTCTTTACCTTCACTTTCGTTAACGATAATCTTATCTACTTTACTAGGATCTACATAAAACCAAGCCTGTGTTTCTGGGTCTCTAATAAAAAAGCTATCTCCGTATTTGAACGCATTGCGTACAATTTTAAAAATCTTACTTGGGAACTTGTTTAACTTGCACCACTGTTGCAGGTACTTTCTTATAATGGTAATTTCTGAACTGGTAGCACCGTCTTTAAAAAATATTTGAAATGGGGTAGAATTTTCTTCGTTCAGTTGTGTACAAAACTCTGCTAGTATATCCAGTGCGGCATTAACTTCGCTGTCCATATCCATAGTATCATATTGTCCATAACGTTCTAAACGATTCGGATGACCAGAATACACATCTGGTAGATAGCTGGAATAGTTGGTGCGACTAGGATTAGGTCTAAGACCAGCTCCTCCAGATATTGGGCTCATCTG